GACAAAGGCTTGGAGTTGCTCGTCTGGTAAGTTTGTCCATGAAGAACCAATGGAAACGTTGGCGGGCTTTTTACCCGCTGCCGCTTCCACAAGGCTTTGCGTTGCATCATTAGCAAGCGTAGCGGCTTCAGTCTGGCCATCGATTGTTATTTGTGTTCCTTCAGCACTAAACTTTTTGAGGTTGCGCCCCAGCTCATCTATGTTGTCTATGATCCGCTGCCGCATCCAGAGTATGGTTTCGCTTGGCGGTTCGCCGTTGGCTTCACGCTCGGCAATCCTACCCTCTAGCGCTTCAAGCTCATCGATGCTTGCCTTGGTTGCCGCTTTGTATGCGCGTTGCATCCGGCTGATGGCTACGCCTTCACGCTCTAGCAGGTCATTCCGGTACTTCTGGGATGCGGCATAAATCCTGCCTGTGCCGTTGTCTACTCGCTTGAGATTGCCTCCAGCGAATACCCGTAAAAAGGGTGGCTCTTATACACTACCCCCGGAGTGCATACGTGGTCACCGTCAAGGCTCTTGCCGTCAGGTTGCATTGCGTCCCGCTTGGATGTAGCCCAGCGGAACCCGGCATCACCGCCCCATAAGTCCCAGGCTACACGCCCGGGTGAGGGGAACCCTTCCTCACCAGCGTTGAAGCCTTCGGCTTGTTTGTCTACTTCATGCCGTGAAAAGAAAGAATACATCCGCAGTATGGTGTCTTCGGATAACTTCTCCCCATTCACGATTTGGTTAGCCCTTGCCAAGCCTACGCGCGTCCCGCCATCGAACCCTTCCGCTTTCCAATCAAGCGCCCGTTGTGCCGCTTCAACCATGCCAGCGTTCGGTATAAACTTCATCTCATACGCTTTGGCTTCATCCCGCAGGGTAACCGGTGCGGCTCCCGTGTGTTGCACTGGCAGGTTTAGGAAGTTGGTAACGCTACCCGGATCGTAACCGGAACGAATCAAGATACCTGCCGCGTTGGTTGTCTCTGCTAGGGATGCACCGGTACCAGCCTGAACGCTGATAGCGGATGGATGCAGTACGCCTTCATCTTCCGGTACGGCTTCCAGCCCCGCTATTCGCTTGGCTTCCGCACGATCAATGATTCCAGACTTGTACAGGCGCTCTGCTCGTGTGGCTTCCGCTTGCATATCGTCAGCAAGCGCCCTGACCGTTTCAAGGTCATACATAACGTAATCGCCCTGCTGGGTCTCAGGGTATTCCGGCAGTAGGTCAGCGGTAATCGCATCCGCAAGGGTACGGAGCAAAGGCACCATGCCATCTTCCCAAGCCGCTTGCTGGGCTCTCTCGTAATTACTGTAGGTAGACCGTTCCAAGCCTGAACCAAGCCCTAAGACCATCGGGTTGATGCCAAGGGCTGAACAGATACGTTCCTCCGGTACGCGCCTAACGGAATCTAGAGCAAGCTCGGAAGGGGTCAAAGATACCCTATCCATCTTGTATGCACCGGTCATAACCACGATGCCGCCTGAACCGTCCCCGGTAAGGTCTTCATGCAGTTGGCGCTTGACCTGCCGGGCATCGTCCATCGACATATCAACGCTGGTCTCTTTGGCATCAGGCCCGACAATCAATGAAGGCATGGCACCGTTTGCCAAGAGTCCATAAGCGGTAGTGCTTGCGGTGTTGTCGGTTGCAATCTCCCGCAGGACAGCGGTTAGCGGCGCTCTACCTATGCGGATATCGCTAGGGTCTCTGCCGTACCGGATATGGATGATGTCACTTACCGGGATGTCAAAGGAGCGCCCGTCCGTGGTGTAGACGTAGTGCGTTAGCGGGTTGATGCCATTACCAACCGGTCTGACCATGTCCTGCGGCAGAAACTGTAAAGCGGTCACCGTGCCACGGGTGGAAGAGCGTATCTTTCTTAGGTAGGTGTTGCCAAACAACTTGTAATCCTGAATGCACCAGCCCCAGAAAAGGCTACCCATAATCATCGGATCAGGTTGCGCCATAAGCTGTAGCACCGGGTGGTCTTCTACCGGCTCTGCCTGCTGGCTGTCTACCGGTCGGTAGAGCCGTGGTGTTGCCTGTGGGTAATTCCTAACGTACCAGTCAATGGCACTAGCAACAACGCCATTTAGCCCAAGGTCACCGGCTACCCTTGCCCAGTCCTTAGTACTTCCAGGGAGCGCCCGGCGTAGCAATGTCTGCAGCTGACCAGAGCCGTACCCGGTTAGGTAGATGTCCCTAGACTGGCTAAGCGGCAATGGCAATGCTTGTGTAGGATTAGCGGCGGCCTTACGCCCAAGGAAGCGGTCAAAGATACCCATGGCTTCAGTATCCCACAGGACTAGACGGCACCCCAAGAACGCTTGGAACCGCATACCTGCCAAGCATAAGCCAGAGCGTCTACCACGTCATCATGCCGACCAACCGGGAAGGATAGCAACTCATCTTCAAAGTACGCCGGCAGCCCTTGGCAGTGCATGACTTGGCTTTGCTCGTACCGGGCTTCCAGAGGCGCAAAGCGGGTCACTTTGTCACGGTCTGGGCGGATGCCTCGGATAGGAAGTTTCGTGCGCCGTAGAAGCTCCTGCACGACAGCCGCTTGGTATTGCACCTGCTCGATGCCGATCATAGATGGATTCCACTTAGCCGCCATCATCTCAATGAAGCGTAACACGGAAGCAAAGTCCGCCCTAGTGCGGTTTATGTCTCTAACGTAGATTGTGCCATCTTCACCACGGCTCACGACCGCCACGCCGGTGTAGTCGGCTTCAGACTTAGTAGAGATAGCAAGGTCAACCCCAATGTAGGTAGGCAACCCTTCAGGGCAATCGCCATACCGTAGCCACTCCCGCTTGATTCTCGCTCCCGCAGCATCCACGAACTCCGCCAAGTACTCCTGCCGGAAAGCGATGCTCGGCAAGGATTCCCCAGCCTTATCTACTTCGGTTGGATCAATCCACGGGTTAGCGGTTGTCGGCATCTGCCAAGACATCCAGTCAGCATCCGTAGCGGCTTGGTTGTAAAGGGTGCGGAAGTAGTTGGAGCCTTTAGGAGTGCTAAGAAAGAACGCATCCCCTTTGAAGTCTGTTAGCGTTGGGCGGATGGCTTCAGTCCAGGCTTGCTCTAGATGCCGTGCCATTGCCGCTTCATCGATGATGACCCGCTTGTACTTTCTGCCACGGGCAACGGTTGACGGGTCGTCCAAAGTCCAATAGTCAATAGCCGCCCCGGTTATAAGCTCGATGCGCGGTGCGGGGCTTTGTACAGCCCTGCGGATAACCGGAGCATAGATGCGCTTATGATCGGCGTACGCCTCTTCTAGGAGCCTGTAGGTAGGTGCAAACCACGCACACGGCAAGCCGTCTTGTAGTACCGGGTCACTGAGCAGGTTACCGCCGAGCGTTGTCTTACCAAAGCGTCTCCCGCAAGCAAGCACGTTGTACCGCTTGGCTTCCCGCAGAATGACCTGCTGGGCTTCATGTGGCCTTGGTAAGACTAATCGAATGTCAGGCAAGGCTGGTACGCTTTCTCAGCTGCAAGGATACGGGCTTTCGCTATCTCGATGTAGTCTGCATCCATCTCGCAACCGATGAACCGGAAGCCTTCAAGCACGGCACCGCGCCCGGTGCTACCTGATCCGGTGAAGGGGTCAAGCACGACACCGCCGGTAGGTGTAACCATGCGGCACAAGTAGCGCATCAGGTCGGTAGGCTTTACGGTTGGGTGAAAGTTCTGCCTTGGTGAATATTCAAATGCGTCAAGCCATTGTGGATCTACGCACTGGCAAGCACTACCCGGTACATTTACTTTTTGTTTTCCGCATATAGAGCATCGTTGAAAAGCAAAAGTCCTACCTCGTGCTTCCATCATCTCGCACCCATCGTCCCGGTCATCCTTGCAGGCTTTAGGCGTGTAGAAGAACCGTGCCGCTTCGCCCATGCCTTGCATAATCTCAGCGCTTCCATCGTGCATCACGTTAGCAGGGAATCTACCGATTCGTATTTCAGAAGCTGGAAACGGTTTACTGTTGTTGTATTTGATTCCATCACCAAGGGTTTTATGGGCTGTTGTAAATACTTTTTCTTCACCAATCCGGCAACCGTCTATGTTGATGGCTCCTGTACCCCACTCCTGCACGTTCTGCGCTACCGTGGCTTTGAAGGGCTTACGTGCCATCGTGATAGGCTCCATGGCTGGCTTTAGTGCTGTACCCCAGCCCTGATGTTCACCGTCTAAGTTGTGAGACTTTGGAAACCCACTACCGTACATCCACGCTAACATATCCCGTATCTCAAACCCGGCATCTTCAATGCGTACCGCCATGCGGTGTTGAGTCCTAGTACCAGCAAACGCCAGCAGGTAACCGCCCGGCTTCAGAACCCGCAAGCATTCTGCCCATATCTCGGTTGATGGAACGTCATAGTCCCACTTCTTGGCCATGAAGGATAAGCCGTACGGCGGATCGGTTACGACCGCGTCAACCGAGCAATCCGGCATGGTGCGTAGGATGTCAAGACAGTTGCCGTGGTGAAGCTCATGCACCGGGCTTATCCGCGTATTCCACGATCACCTTGACCGGTGAACCGTCTGCGCCGGTCTGCTCTACCCGGCTACTCCAGTCGGCTTTGTGCTTCCGTTCAAGCCACCATGCTGCAGCCTGCCATGTCGTTTTTGTGGCATCTTGGATTACTGCAAGGTTCCGCAGCTCCGCTTCACCCTCAGCCTTTTCTATAGCATCCCTAAAATCAACATTTTCCGCTAACCATCTAGCCAATGTCTCCTGACTTATACCAGCGGCAGCACAGGAAGCCCTGCGGGTGTTACCACCGCGCAGAGCGTCTGTGAGCTTGGCTACCGTTGCCGGTGTGTACTTGGTTGGTCTACCTGCTCCGGGTTGTGCTGCCATCTTCGTACTCCTTTTGTTTAGTCACTATCTAAATTCTTTCGTATCTCCGCGCTGGTAGCCCAGAGCATAGCAGCCCGCAGTTTATCCTTACTCATACCCTGAGCCTTAGCCCGCTTCTTGACATCAGCATACAGCCACCGGGTATAGAGTTCTGACCCTATCGCCACGCATCCAGCCCCCACCAAAGCACCAATGGCAAAAGGTATCATCTGGCAACCTCCCCGGTTCGCGGATCAAGTACAACTACTGCCCAGTCGGTAGCAAACAAATCACCAGGGGACAATGTCAACTCGTCCATCTGCCGTACGGCTTCACCGGTGGTGTGAACTTCAAAAGCATTCCAGAGTTCCGAGTAGCGCAAGAATACTTGCCCTCCCCAGTCTTGCCGCCATACTGCGTTACCGCCACCAGCCATCAAGGCTTGAATCACTTCCCCGAATCTCATCCTATTACTCCCATTGTGATCGGCAGGTGTTCAGCCATCAGCGCCTTGATGCTGTCAGCAATCTCCCTATGCTCTAACTGCGTTTCTTCCTGCGTCCTGAGCTGCACGTAGTGAATCCAAGACCGTATCGTGCCAGACATATACAAGGTGGTTGGACAGCAAAGCGGTAGCACCATTCTTGCCGTCTCCGCAGCGATACCTGCTTTGATAAGTTTGTTATATGTCCAGTAGCCACGGGATATAGAGAGCCCAGCATCAAAGATGACTCCTTGCATCTCGGCATCCAACTCTTTCCATTCTGGCAACGGTTGGGACGATTGCCGGTTAGTTGTACCCGCAAGCCTCATATCCCCCAGAACGGGGTAATCATGAACCTCTGCGTACCGTTGGCTAAACTCTTGGAAAGAGAAACTGCGATGCCGCAGAATCTGCGGTGCGATAGCACGGGTAGTCTTTATCTCAACGCACATAGATGCCATCTCAAAGATTGACCAGTGCCCGTGTTTGATGCAGTAAGAGAGCAAGCGGGATACGTCTGGGTTATCTTGGTTGGCGGGGTTGCTGACTCTTGCGCAGTATCCGATGACCTGCTCCGCTTCCGGTGTGATCCAAATGAGCTTTGTCATCCGTTGTATATCTCCCAGTCGAACGCCAAGACATCAGCACTACCGAAAGACGCTACCCGGCTGTAGTGCCGGTTACCAGCGCCATCAATGAGGTAAAGGCATATCTTGCCATCAACTATTTGTAGGAACCAAGCGGCAGCGTGGCGGCGTACCGTCATGCCAGCCCGCAAGCGTTCCAAGGCTGAAGGAAAGCCACCGCCAGAAAGGTTCATCCGCTGGGCTTCAATGCTCTTCAGCTGTTCTTCAGTCCGTTCTTTCAGCCATCTGTTGATGGTGGTGTGCTGGAATCCTACAGCTCTTGCCGCTTCGTGGCATTTCATACCTTCGGCTACGAGGGTCTCATACCGATCTAAAAGATGCTGCCGCTTTGCGCGGTTAGCAATCACCGATTCGTTTGGTCTACCTGCCATTACTTATCTCCTTGGCATCGTTTACTACCCGGTCGGCGTACTCCCTGGAGCGTGTCACAAGGTAAGCGGCGTACCAAAGTACTTTGTACCGGTCTTCTTCCGCCTGCCCCTTGTGCTCCTGCCTCTGTAGGTATTTGAGAATGGAGCCAGACACAAAGTCCAGCCCCCAGTCTTCGATTACCGCTAGCGCGTCAAGCTTGCCGACCGTGTAGTGATTACGCACTATTCGTCAAACGGATCCGCGATGTCATCCGTTACTGGTACAGCCTTCTTTAGGGGCTTTGGTGCGGATTGCTTGAACGGCTTGACTGTCTCAATAATGTTGCCGAGCTCGCCGTTCATCTTCTGCCGGGTACCAACAACAACCTGCCACTGTTTGCCCTTGAGAGCGTTGATGTCAAGGTTTTGATACTCAGTGCGATCCATGTGCTTACCAACCATGCTATCTAGCAGGATAGTCAATTTCGCTTTGTCGTTACCATAGAAGGTTTTTGTAAACTGCACAAAGCGGAAGGGTTGCCCGTCATCGTCACCAACCTCGGTTGTCTCAAAAACGAACTTAAGGTTTGGTTCCATCACGTTAGGGTCATCAAACGATTTGCCTTGGATTGCTTCGAT